TATGGTCCATGACAGACAAGGAAATTCTTTATAAAGGAAAGTTCGCCGATGAATTGACGCGCGAGGAAGCCATCGAATGCGCGCTGCATTTTCGCAATGCACATGTTGATGCTTATCAATGGCATGCCAAAGCCGAACGGCGCATGAAAAAAATGGAAGAAGCGCTGACGCCGCATCAAATCAAGCAGCTTAATAAATGGCTCATCGACCACGAGCGCGATGCATTGAAAGGTGACGGCACCGAACTTTGGCCGCGTTGGCAAGACTATCCGTTATGAATCCGGAACATCCGATTTATATTCCATCCAAAGGCCGCCACGACACGCGGCTGACGATGAAAGTTTTTGACCGGTTGCGCGTGCCATATACGGTCGTGGTCGAGGAACAGGAATATGCTGACTATGCCGCCGTGGTTGAGAAAAAACGCTTGCTTGTTTTGGATGCAAAATACCAGCGCGACTATGATCCATACTGCAAGCTAAAACCATATGAAAGCCGTGGCTCAGGTCCAGCGCGCAATTTCATCTGGGATCATGCCATCGCGAATGGTCACGCGTGGCATTGGGTGATCGACGATAATATCGAATGTTTCTTTCGCATGAATCGTAATTTGCGCGTGCCGGTGGCTGACGGTTCGATGTTCCGCGCCATGGAATCATTTGCCGAGCGCTACAAGAATATTGCTCTCGTTGGTCCGGATTATGTTTGGCAGGCGACGGCGCGTAAAGTCGAGCACGAACCATTCACACTCAACACGCGGATTTATTCATGCTTGCTGGTGCGTAATGATACCGGATTCCGTTGGCGCGGACGGTTCAACGAGGACACGGATTTGTCGCTGCGTGTTCTGAAAGCGGGCTGGTGCACGGTGATGTTCAAAGCATTTCTACAGCGCAAAATGACGACGCTGACGATGCCGGGAGGCAATACCGATTCGATTTATATCGACGGCACATTGGCCAAATCGCGCATGATCGTCTCCATGCATCCGGACGTGGCTCGGTTGACGTGGAAATTCAAACGCTGGCACCATCATATCGACTATCGACCATTCAAAAACAACAAGTTGATTCTGCGGGATGATATCGAACAGCCAGCCGGTGTCGACGATTTCGGTATGCGACTGGTCAAAGCAAAATCAAGTCCATACACTGGACTACATAGGAAATTAAAACATGCCTGAATTTTCCATCGTGGCGCAAATCGCCGAAATCGAACGCGAGATTGCGATGCGCGGCAAGGTTTATCCGAATTGGGTCGCCAATGCGAAAATGAAACAAAGCGAAGCCGACTATTACATGGGCCGGATGCAAGCAGTTTTGAAAACCCTGCAATGGTTGCAAAAGAATGAAGCGCGCATAAAAGAAAAAACCCGCCCGGAAAATCCGGGCGGGGTTGTTGCTGATCATCGAAACGACTAGGCACGACGCAACGCGACCAGAAGCAAATCACGGAAGCGGAACATGTTGGCACGCGCGCCCTTTTCGTTTTTGTGTTCCTTGGAATATTCCGTGATGCCCTTCACATCCTTTTTCTTGGCTAGATCATAGAACTTCTGGATGTGCGGCTTGTATGAATTGAACGGCGGCAACGGAGGCAATTTGCCGGATTTGGCAATTTGCTCTGCCTTGGTCCAATCATATTTGCCGGTTTGATCTTTCTCCGGCTTGGTTTTGGTCGATTTGACCGCAACCGGTTTCACTTTTGCCGTCGTCTTTTTGGCGTTCAATTTGTCGCGTTCGGCCACAGCTTTGGCGACAACGGACGGCAACTTGCGTTCGGTTTTCTTGGCCGGTTTCTTGAAGCCGCTGATTTTGGTCAACGCGTCGCCGGTTGACATTTCGCCAGCCATAACGGCTTGCAGCATTGTTTTTTGCGGCGGATGATCGTCGGTTGCCAAATCCTTCGCGATTGCCTTACGCACCGCATCAGGTGGCGGCGCATATGGTTCGATGACTTTCAGGCCCTTTGCCATGTCGGGCTTTTTATGTTTGGCACGACGCTTTTCGGCCTGTTCCGCAGTTTCCTCACGCTTAAGGAAAGTGGGGATTTCCAATTTTTCATTCATAATGCTCTCCATCGAATCTGCGGGTCTGCCGCAGGGTTGCAATAACCAAACGCCGCGCATTTGCGCGCGGCAATGACGGCTTGCAGAATTTCACCGGGATGTCCCGCACCGAATGCGATCCGGAATTCTGCCTTGTTGCTTTTGCTTGCCCGTTGCCGTCGCGGCTGCATTGAGACTGTCGCATTCGGTAGCTTTAATTTGTCGATGCGATCAGCAAATAATTGCAGCCTTCGCGGGTGATGTCGGTGACATGTCCGCATTCTTCGCACGTTCCGAACGTGAAGAATTTATTCGGAACGCTCATTGTTTGCCTGCTCATACAGCTAGCGCAGGACCATTTCTGAAATACAGTGACACCGCCTTTTTCGATGAGCGGCGCGACCGTATCGACGCATTCGCGGATCGGATAGTTTGTGTAAACTTGCATTTCATTCTCCATCGACAATCGTGCAACGAACGACTTTCATCTCGATGATTTGCACATCATCCATTAGGCAGTCGCCGCAGTTTACGATTGGCGGCGGCACCTTTTTCGTGCCGTCCGTTTCGGATTGTTTTCCGCAACGCGGACAAATCAGATCGAAATGATAGCGCATGGCGTCACCTGCAATGCGTTACAGTGGTGTGCTGGTGGCAGGTATGTTGCGGATGGGCATCAGCGATGCCCATCGATATGATCAGAGCAACAAATCCGATACTCAATCCAAGCGCGACAATGCCGATATAAATCAGCATGGTGTGTATAATGTTCTGCATTGTTTCTCTCCATCACGGCAAAATTGCCAAATGCACCGGGCGCGAATGCCCGGTGCAATCAATTTTAGATTTATGCAGCTTCGAGAATGCGCTTCCATTCCGTGGTCGGCAGATCAACAAGCGATCCGCCGATGGCTTCTAATTCCACCGCTCGATCATATGACTTTGCAGTGTGGGCTTGGGCCGTGACGGCATTCAACACGCCCCAACGGCTCAGATCACCACCTTCGATCAAGGAACGGAGAATTCCGCCTTGTTCAATTTCGGTGGCACCGACTTTTTGCGCCAAGATTTCGATGGCCTTGGCCGGATCGCCGCTGATCTTTCCTTCCGTCAAACCCTGCAATTTCCGCACATGTTGGCGGAACCGGGTTTCATCAACGACGGCGCGAACCATGTCACGAACCTTGAGCAGAATCGCTTTGTCGTCGGCCACCTGCGTATCTTCGGCCCATTCCATTTCGCCTTCATTAGCCTGACGGCCAACGTGATTGCGGCGGAATGTGTCTGCGGTTTTCATGCCGTTGAGGCATATCAACCGCCATGCCAAGCCATCGACGCGCACGCTGCCGAGGCCGACTTCGCTATCGCTAATAATGCCGCCAGCTTGGACGACATCACCAACTTTCACTTCGCCTTGAATTGTCGGAACGACGAAATGGATGTACAGCCGTCGATCTGTGACTTCACAGGACGGGATTTGCACACCCGGCAGATCAGCCAACACCGGCAACGCCGCTTCCGCGATTTGTTCGTATTCAATCCGCTGGTAACGGTTTGACAGGAACGCGCGCGCGTCACCGCCTAATGTCCGGATCATCCGCTTTTCTGGAGTTTTCCGGAACCAAGCATTGACATTGATTGCGAGCAGATCAGGATCGTCATTCAGCATGCGGTCATAGTATTTGGCCGGAATGCCGGTTTTCGTTCCGATCTGATCGTGCGCCAACGGCAGCAAAGGAAATTCACCATGACCGGGCAATTCCAAAACCGGAACTTTGTCGGTCTGGATTTGCATGGTGACGGTGGAAGTATCGGCGACAAAATCGCGCTTCAGATTGCGATTGCCTTCGATCTTCGCGGCGAGGTCTTGCAATGATAGTCCTTTTAACATTTCGCTCTCCATCGATCTGCGGGTCCACCGCAGGGCAAATTGCCAAACGCCCGGCCTCCACCGGGCAATAATTTAGGAAGCGAGATCGTCTGCACCGACAATCGCGCACATTGAATAATTGCCGAACGGTTTGAACTGTTCGGTATTTTCGTAAACGGACAGGCCACGACGGACTGTTTTGCCGTGAACGTTGACCGTCACGGTTTTGGCCGTCCGACCAAGGATTACGAAAGAAAAGATGCAATCGTAATCGCAGATCGAACGGGTCGCGTAGGTCTTGCCGACTTGAAATTGCAACATGTTTCTCTCCATCAATTCAGGTTTGCTTGTTGTGCGATTTTGATTGCTTCGTCGCGTGACGATGCAATCACTTTGAACGACCGGTTATCGATCCGGACGACATGCACATTCAGTTCAGGTTCGCCGTAGTAGAAAATATTTCCTTCGGTTGGCATTTGTTCTCTCCATCAAAAAACCAAATGCCGGACCATTTACGATCCGGCTGTTTATAAAAAATGAATTTTAGTTTTCGTTTCGATGATCTGGTGGAACGTCTTACGTTCGGTCCGTTGGCGTTCGACGAAGCGAACTAGGCGCGATTTGCGTTCCATTATTCCAAATCGAGGGCCGTTACCTTTGGCAATGCGATGCATTTTTGCGTTGGTCGCATGACCGTCCGGGCTCTACCCGTTGCGCCCCTAGGCGGATCACCTATCGGTGGTTTCGGTGTTTCGTATCCATGTCCTCCATCAACCTACTGATAATCCTAACAAATCGGCTTAGGCGGTCAACGGATTTTGCGTATATTTTCGCAAATAGTTTCGTTAGAGCCTCAATGGTTTCTGCGTTGTTTTTGGTGGAACACTGCCAGTTGATTGATAGGTCCGGATCGAAACCTAATCCACTGGCGTCACTGGTCGATTCGTTCGGATAGATGACAAACCGACGCGAATCCTGTAATGCATTTTCCATGATCGATAAACGTTGGTACGCGGCAAAAACCAAAGCCGGACAAGACGTTATCGCAGCCGACAATTTGCGCCGGCAAAACTTCGAAATCTATTATCCGCGCATGACCATTGAACGGTTTCGCAACGGTCGCATTGTCCGCGAATCAGAAAGCTTTTTTCCCGGTTATGTGTTGGTCCATTTCGAATTAGTCCCTGCAACATGGCGAGTTATCAACAACACGCGTGGCGTCTATCGTTTGTTGTCATTCAACGAGGATGGCCGACCGTCGGCCATGCCGGACGGTGAAGTCGAACATATCCAAGAACGAGAAAAGCAAGGAAAGTTATATATTTCCGAGATTCTACGGTTGAAACGCGGCGACAAAGTCCGAATGAAAGTCGGTCCATCGGTTGACCAAACAGGTGAAGTAATCCGCACCCGTGGTGAACGTGTCGAATTCCTACTTAGATTGCTTGGACGCAAAGTCAGGTGTATAGCATCACAGCACACCATAGAACTTGTGGTTGGCCGATCGGTCAGCCAGTGCGGCAGCTATTGCCCCCGAACAGGATGATCCATCATCGCCTCTATGCCACCAAAGAATGGCGTCAACGTTCGCGCAAGCAATTGCGCGACCATCCATTGTGCGTGATGTGTGCAGATCAAGGTTGGGTCACACCGGCAACGGTGGCCGACCATATCAAACCACATAAAGGCAATGCGGATGAGTTCTATCATGGTGCATTGCAAAGCCTATGTGCACACCATCACAACAAAACAAAGAAACAATTGGAAATAAAAGGATTTACGACTGATATAGGGCTCGACGGCTGGCCGTCCGATCCACGGCATCCAAGCAACAGGCTGAAATGACCGGGGGGTAGAGCTGAAAGATTTTGCAGGAGCACTATGACCGCCATGGTGCCAGACAAAGACTAAATCATAACAATTTGCAGTTTTGGTTTTTGCTAACAAAATCTGACTGGAATGCAAGAAATGGCCGGAAACAAACAACATTCGATTGCGCGTCGTCGTGCCACCAGTTTAAAAGCTTGGCGAACACGCAAACGCATGCAATTGGCACGGCAAATTCAACAAAAATCCATTCTAGCGTCGGTAGCTTTGCACGAAAACACCAATAAACCGCTTGAACTTCCTAATCCATGGCTCGAAATCAACAAACGAAAGTGACGGTTTCTTGTGAAACAACGCGGACGCAAATCTGATCGCTTCAACGTCATCGAAGGCGATTTTGCCGGCACGCGGCCTGAGCCGCCGGATGATTTGACGCCGCGTCAGCGCGAATTGTGGACCGTAGTTGCCAACGACGAACCGATAACGCATTTCTCCACCGCTGCAACCAAGCAATTACTGCGTGATTATTGCTTCCATCGCGAATGGGTCGAACGCATATCCGGTCAAATGGCCGAATTTCCACCAGACGGCTTGAAATCGGAAAAGGGTCGTAAACTGTTCCGCGACTTGTCGAAAACCTTGGACATGCATACGCGTGGCGCGGCGTCATTGGCGACCAAATTGCGCCTGACCAACCAATCGCGCTATACGCCGATGGCGGCAGCGACGGCATCGCGTAATACACTCAAGGGTCAGAAACCTTGGGAAATCTAAAACTTACTGGCACGCGCGGCACGCGGGTCATCAAATGGATTGAACTGTTATGCCGCATCCCGGAAGGCCAATTTGTCGGCCAGCCGGTCAAATTGCGCGCATGGCAGAAGGCCGAAATCAAAAAAATCTATGACAACCCGGCTGGTACGCGACTGGCGATCATCAGCTTCGGGCGCAAGAATGCCAAATCGACTATGGCGGCGTTTCTGCTGTTGGCGCATTTGTGTGGCCCGGAAGCGAAATATCACTGCCAATTGTTTTCCGCCGCGCAAAGCCGCGAACAGGCGGCGCTTATTTTTGCCCTGGCGGCCAAGATCGTGCGCATGTCGCCGGATTTGCGTGAAGTGGTGGTGATCCGCGAAGCCAAAAAGGAATTGTTCAACGCGGAATTGAATTCGGTCTATCGCGCATTATCGGCGGAAGTCAAAACTTCGTATGGCCTGTCGCCGGTGTTCATCGTGCATGACGAGTTGGGACAAGTGCGCGGACCGAAATCGGAATTATACGACGCATTGGAAACCGCGACTGGTGCGCAGGCAGAACCGCTGAGCGTGATCATTTCGACGCAGGCGCCGAACGACGCCGATTTGATGTCGATTTTGATTGACGATGCCTTGGCGCGGCACGATCCGCGCACAGTGATTTCGCTCTATACCGCGCCGAAAGACGACGATCCGTTCTCGATCGCTACCATTCGCAAGGCCAATCCGGCACTCGGTGACTTCCTCAACAAGAAGGAAGTCATGACAATGGCGCAGAAAGCCAAGCGCATGCCGAGCGCGGAAGCGGGCTTTCGCAATCTGGTATTGAATCAACGCGTTGAAACCGCCAATCCGTTTATTCGCGAATCAACGTGGATGAGTTGCGGTGACGCGGTGGTGGATGATTTCGGTGATGCAGCGGTGTTTGGCGGACTTGATCTATCGGCCGTGAGTGATCTTACCGCATTGGTGTTGATGGGAAAGATCAACGATAAATGGCACGTCAAGCCATATTTCTGGTTGCCTAGCGACGGCATTATCGAACGATCGCGATCCGATCATGCACCATACGACGTATGGTCACGTGAGGGTTATTTGGAAACGACACCGGGCAATTCGGTTGACTGGGCATGGGTGGCGAACCGGATCAAGCAGATCATCACGCCGTTGAACGTGCAAAAGATCGCTTTCGATCGTTGGGGTTTTCGTTTCTTCAAACCGCAACTGATCGATGCGGGTTTGCATGAAGACGCTGTCACTAGGATCTTTTTCGAGTTCGGACAGGGCTATCAAAGCATGACGCCAGCCTTACACGCTTTGGAGCGGTTCATTCTGGAAAAGAAAATCG